CAAGCGTCCCATCGGGATCAGCAGTTAGCACTCCCTCAACTCTAGTTCCTAGCGGTAATGCCATCCCTTCTGGATTTAATGTCGCTGGAACAGTTGCAGCCAATAACGCTGGTGTCACTATCAATGTCAATGCCCCAAGCGCAATAGATGAAGAAGGATTTACTCGGGCCGTAGTATTAGCATTAAACACTAGCAACGCTCGCAACGGCGGTGGGGGCGCAATACTTGGCGGTCTAGTAGCGCAATGACCCTCTGGAATCCAGTCTATAGAGTTAAGGTTGATGGCGTTACAGTTACTAGCGCAACCCTAAGCGGCTTAACTATTACCTCGGGTCGCACCGATATTTATCAACAGCCAATTGCTGGTTACTGCAATTTGACACTTATTGAAACTGCTGAAGCATCAATCCCATTTGAAATTAACGATGCCGTAACTATTGAAGTCAAGGATTCGACTAACACTTATGTCAATCTCTTTGGCGGCTTTATTACTGACTTAGGCATTACAGTCCAGACTTCAGGATCAACAGCTACGAGCCAGCAAATTAGAATTGTTGCAGTAGGAGCTTTAGCGCGACTTGCTAGGGCAGTTTATACTGGCAACTTTGCCCATCAATTTGATGGAGACCGCATTGAGAAATTGCTTAGCGGCGTATTATTTGACCAATGGAATGAAGTGCCAGCGGCAGAGACTTGGAACGATTATGACGCAACTACTCAATGGCAGGATGCAGAAAATAGCGGACTAGGTGAGATAGACACTCCTGGCGATTATGACTTGCACTCTGAAAGCAATTTAAATGACACAGTTTATAACCTAGCTTCTCGATTTGCGACCAGCGGACTTGGGTATTTATATGAAGATGCTCAGGGCAGAATTGGGTATGCTGACTCAACACATAGAAGCCAATATCTTTCAACTAATGGCTATGTCGATTTAGATGGCAATCACGCCATCGGCCCAGCCCTTTCCATCGTTAAGCGAGCTGGCGATGTCCGAAATGCCATTACAGTTGGATACGGCGTAGGCAATGCCGAAGTGAGCGATGAAGATGCAGCTTCAATAGCTCTTTATGGCCAATTGGCAACGACTATTAGAACTACTTTGCGAAATCAGAACGATGCCGAGGATCAAGCAGCCTTCTATCTACTTATCCGCGCTTATCCTCAATTTGCCCTACGGCAGATAACCTTTACTACAGCTAATCCAGAAATTGACAATGCCGACCGAGATAGTCTTCTAAATGTATTTATGGGTATGCCATTAAATATTACTAACTTGCCACTCAATATGACCGATGGCGAGTTTCAAGGATTTGTCGAGGGTTGGACTTGGACTGCAGGTCTTAACCGCCTAGACCTGACTATGAACCTATCGCCTATAGCTTTCAGCCTGCAAGCCTTCCGTTGGAACTCAGTTCCAGCGGTAGAGAGTTGGAATACAATAAACCCATTACTGGAATGGTATAACGCTACAATTGTGGCATAGGAGACTAAATGGCAACGACTACTAATTATGGCTGGGATACTCCTGACGATACTGATCTCGTCAAGGATGGCGCAGCTGCAATTCGCACATTGGGAAGCTCAATTGATACAACGACAAAGAACTTAAACCCACAAACAACTACTGGAGCACTTGCTTATAGATCAGCAACCGCCAATGTAAATACTGCTTTGCCTATTGGCTCAACCGGCCAAGTCCTGACAGTTGCAGCAGGAGTTCCAAGCTGGGCAAGTCCATCAGATCAAACACCTTTAACAACTAAAGGAGATGTTTTTACATTTTCAACAGTGGATGCGCGTCTCGGTGTTGGGGCTAATGGAACAGTTTTAACAGCGGACTCGGCTGAAACAACAGGATTAAAGTGGGCTACTCCAGCTGCCGGTCCTAGTTTTGCTGGTTGTGGATTAACTGCCTCAGCTCAAAGCATAAGCAATAACACAACAACAATAGTAAATTTTGGAACAGAATTATTTGATACCGATTCATTTCACAGCACTGTCACAAATACTGGCAGAATTACTGTTCCTAGTGGTAAGGCTGGAAAATATCTTTTAAGTTTTATTTTACAATGGCAAACGCCAAGCGCAACGGGTCGGCGCTATGGTGGCATTACTTATTACAATTCAGCTAATGCTGCACAATTTTCCCGATTTGCAGAAATTACTCCAAACGGCACTTCTTATCCAACTCTAATGGGTTCAGCCATAATTGATGCGGTGGTCGGCGATTATTTTGTAATAGAAGTTAATCAAGCAAGTGGCTCGGCAATGGACATACAAGGCAATTTTGATGCAAGTTATTTAGGAGCATAAAGAATGGAACTTTGGGAAAAGATAATTTTAACTTATCCACAAATTAAATCTAGTGACGATTTTAATTCGTTAGGCATATTCTTAAGAGATGACTCAGACGGCTTAGGCGCATACATAGCTAAATGGGAATACACAGAGCCGATTCCTGAAGGATTAAGTTTAGGCAAGCCCTAGGCTGAATCTTTTAAAATAATGACGAGACTATGTGCAGCTGGTGTCCAATTACGGGAGCAAATCGATGACGAATATCCTGATCGCGATAGGAAGTCTGACGGCTGGATTGCTGATGCTCGGCACATTGCGAAAGGCAATTCTGACCATATACCAGTCGATGGAATCGTTAGAGCTATAGATATTGATTCTGACCTATCGGCACATAAGGAAGAAGCTTATGCGTTAGTTGAGAAAATTCGTAAGTGCGCGAAAAGAGGCGATAAGCGCATCAAATATATTATCTACGATGGCAAGATTATGAGCCCAATACTGGGCTGGAAGCGGCGTAAATACTCAGGCCCTAATCCGCATCGTTCGCATTTCCATATTAGCTTTACAACTTTGGGAGACAAAGACAGCAGTTATTTTGACCTAGAAGGAGACAAGAATGAGCGACCTAAAAAAGATGGCCGAAAGCTGGGCAAAGACATTCCTAGCGACAGCACTAGCGACTTACCTAGCGGTGGGATTCGACCTCAATGCGATTGCAAATGCCGCTCTAGTGTCAGTCTTGCCTAGCATAATTAACTGGCTCAACCCTAACTACGAGCGTTACGGCAAAGTCCGATAATGGTTGCAGCTGAACTAGCAACCCTAGTCGCATCAGTCTTAGGATCAATTGCCTTACTGATTGCTGGCCTTCGCTACATAATTAAATTGGAGAATATTCCAATTGTGTCGCGCCTTGATAAAATGGAGTCTCAGCTAGAATTGGCCTTAGCGAGAGGGGTCAGAAATGGCAACGCGAAAGCGCGTAAGTAAGAAGCCAGTAAAGCGTAAGCGCACTACTAAAGAGACGCCTTTAACAAAGATTGATTTTTGGGCTATTGCTGCCAATGAAGTTTATAAAGCTTGTCGTAGAGCTGGGATGGACGAAGGCACTTCTCTGGCCTTTGCTATGGATCGTAGCTCTTACCCTGATTGGATTGTGCCAGCCGATGACCCAATAAAGAAAATTGGTTGGGAAGATGGCGAGGAAGATAACTAATCTACTTTAGGGAAGTCGAGTTATTCGAGGCTCTCAAGTCGCTTTATCCAGACTTGACGCCCCTATCAGCGACCGACCGAGCAGATGGCATTACTAGCGATTCCTATATTGAGCTCAAATGTCGTAGAACGCATTACGACCGCTTACTTATTGAGAAGAAAAAGTGGGATTATCTGGCCGATATAAGGGCTAGGACGGGCGCTAGGACTCTTTATATTAATGCCACACCTCAGGGCATCTACCAGTTCGACTTAGGGGCTCTAATCGAGCCTGAGTGGGTTTTGAAGAGCCTGCCGATTACCACCGATTTTAGCAACAAAGCCCATTCCGAGAGGCTATGCGGCTTCTTTGATATAAGACTCGCCGAGCTATTGCTTGTCTAAATAGATTTAAGCAAATACATTTAACCCGTTAATCCATTTAGGGATTACAGAACGGGAGCAAAATGGTAAATAAAGTAGCTCTAATTCGATTTGATTCTCAAGCAGGGGCTTGGACTGATGAGACAAATTGGGTTAAGGGATCAATAATAAGACGATTTGCTAAAGAGCGGATGGGTAAAAAGCAGCTGCGAGGCCGTTTATCAAAGGCTGAAATCTCTGCATACTGGCTTGATAAATATGGGGTGAGTGCAGATGTTTCCTAATTTATCTGATACGCAAGTCTTTGCAATAACCATCGGCGTTCCATTCTTCGGCCTTTACTTATGGGCTCTTTGGAGTTCAGCCAAAGCGAAAGCCTTTAATGAAGGATATAAGAGAGGGAGAGCAAGTGTCCGATACACAGAAATCATTAAATGAATGGCTCGAAAGTGCTGGAGACACACTATTCGACAGGGGCATCGAGTATGGCGACCCGAGG